GCCAACAGTAATCCCAACTTCATCAGCCGCAGGGAAATACAGGCCAGTGTTTGTGTCACCAGTGTTTGTCAAAGATGGAGCTGAGTTTGTTCCATCTGCAAGGCTTAGAATACCATCAACAGACAAATCAGCAATTGCGATGTCTTGCGTAAGCTCAACAACATTAGATCCAGCGCCAATACCATCTGTGGCAATGATCTTGGTTGTGCCATTGGCCAAAGTAATATTAGACCCAGAGCCTGCGCTGATCGTAAGTGTCTGGCCACCACTTGTATTATTTTCAATAATCCAAACTTTGCTGGTGGTGTTTGGACCTAAAGTTACAACTCTAGTTGTTGTGAGATCTTCACTAGAATTGATTTTAAGAGCGAGAGAACGCGCAGCGTCAGCCGCGCCATCTGCGATGGTAATTGCAGTATCTGCATCCGCAATGGTTTCTGTGCCATAACTAAAGGCGTCAGCAACCAGTTCGAGGTTTGTATTGGTCTTCGTACCCCATGAGCCAGAGTTCTCCCCTGTGGCCATTTCTTCGAGGCGAAGGTCATTTTCATAGGTACTAGCCATGTTATACTATCCTTTAATTAATCGATACGGATCAAACCAGCCGCGCCGGGTGCTGGGAACACGATACGGAATGTGCCTGCGGTAACTGTAAAATCACCACCAAAGTTTAACACTGCAATGGCATTTTTACCAGCCAATGTATCGTTGTAAATCAGAGCGCCAGCCGTTGTGAATGATGCTGATGTCCACTCTGGGTTATCAAAGTCAACATATGCTGTTGTGCCGCTTGTGCCGATCACTGGGTTAGCAAGAACTTCGCCGCCAGTGGTGTATCCACCGCCACTCGCAACTTCGTTGGCTGCGCCAGTGTAAGTAGTTGTTGCCGCATCAAGTGACGCAGATGAAGTAAACAGGGCAATTTTAATGGAATCTGTATCCATATCCTGTTCTTTTTGGAACAAGTCTTCTTTAAAACTTGTACACATTGCTTGAGTAATAGCCATTATAAGCCTCCGTTATATTCTGCTGCGTAGTCTCGCTGCATCTCTTGTACAAATAATTGCACTGCTTCGTCAAATTGTGTCTTGTAAAGCGCCAATGTTTCTGCTGCCTTTAAAAAGGCTGATGCTTCGTATAGACACGCTGCTAATAACACATTTTCTGCGTTATCTCCAATCCAAGTATTTGTGTTACCTGAACTCAATCCTGTTTCTGGAGCGATAAAATCTACTTCATATGTTGATGCTGTGGCATCTGGAGTAGGTGCAACCATGATAGTTGTGCCGCCTATGGCCGCTGTCTTTGTGGCATACATTTCTGGAATGCCTTCAGTTGTAGCGTTTGGCCAGTAGTCTCGCAGATACGAATCTACCCTGTGATTGAGATAGGCAGTTGAGTTTGATGTCACGACAGATACCTGTCGGATCATTCTTGCTGAAGGTACAACGTATTCTGATGTGCCTTGAACCAAAGCCGCTGAAGTATTGTTCCTGAAGCAAGGCAGGTTAGGCAACCTCTGAAAGATCATCTCTTCTGCCTGTGCTATGATTTGATCGATAGAAGTTGTCAGCTCTGCGCTGTTGTCTTCTAGGAAGTTTTCGATGTTTGCCACTAATTGTGTATAATTCATATGCCAGCACCCCAAGCGTTTGAACCCCAAGTATCGTTGCCCCAGCCGCCTGCTGGATCGACAGAGCCTATTGCACCCGTGCTTGGTATTCCTGTTTCAGCTATTTCTGATACCGCAACTTCTTCACCTGTAACGGCTACTCCGCCCAGTCCAGTAATTGGGCCAGCAATAACATTAAAGTCACTACCTGCGCCAGTTCCGATAATGTGGATCGTTCCTGCGCCAGACACACCAGCAACTGTTATTTCAGATACGGCTGTTTCTGTACCTATCGCGCCTGTTCCAGCTATACCTGTTGCTGCAATGTCTGACTCTGGAACATAAGCTCCAATTGCGCCTGTACCAGCCACTCCTGTGGTGACTTCTTCTGATTCTAGAACTTCAGTGCCGATAGCACCAGTTCCTGCGATGCCATCAACAACAGTGGCAAAGATCAGGTCACCAAGTGCGCCTGTACCTGCCACACCATTAACATTTGCGTCTGTCGAAATAACAATTTCGTAATCTCCAAGCGCACCTGTGCCAGCCGCTGCATTAATTGCAGGGTTTGGAAAGACCGTGCCTGTAGCGCCCGTACCAGCCACGCCAGTGACAGATGCTTCCATTTCCACCACAGACCCATGTGCGGCCACTCCAAGCCCGTGTACGCCTACTGGTGGGCGATCTTGGATGGGCGTGAAGATGTCAAAGTTGTACCCCAGAAATACAGTCGCATTTTCGGGGTCTGTATCTGGACGTGGATTAAAGAGTGCTGTCGCATCGACAACATTCTTTGCTGGTGTGAGCTGCGGTTGTTTTGGCTCCCAGTCATCTGGAGATACGCGAAGGCCATCCCAAGTTGTCCTAAGTTCCGTATATGGAACCTTTAGGCCACCTCTGTCGCTTATCGCTTGGGATTTTTTGCCTCTTGCGTATTTTGCCATTAATATAAATTCAGCGCAGTGGGCTGAACCCTCAAAGATACACCATCATTGTCGGATGCTGCTGCAAAGCTAAATGCTCTTTCGTACATTTCGTTTAGCATTGTAAACTTTTCAACCGCGAATTTCATTGCCAATTTGCTTGCCAGCCCAGCGCAGATGCACTCGTTCCAGCGGTATGGAATATCTGCATCTTGGTTTGACGCCGTTACGTCTTCAAGCTGCCTGATTGCCCAGTAAACCATGCTGTATGTATCCCGATCTGGAACCTGCCAGAAATATGCGACAGGCGTGTATTGCTTGTCTAGCATATATTGGCTTGGCTTACCGCCAGAGTTTTTGTTTGGAAGCTGGTTATAATCTGCAATAGAAACGCGATTGATGATCTGATCTGAGGTGTCGGTCCCAGAGCTGTCACGAATCACAGCATCTATAATATCTATTGTGCCTGCTGGCAGTGTGTATTGCAGTGTGCCGTTCACCAGCGTCAAAGTTTGCTGCTCTACAGCCCAATAATTGATGCCACGGTTTGCCCACTCAGCAAAGAGCAGGTTAAGGCTGCGCCGTGCAGACACAGCTCTATTTCCAGTTTGAGTTTGGGTATCAATACCGCAACGCTCGAATGCTTCCGTTATGATCTCTTCAACATTTGGTTGAAATGCTACGGTTCCTGAAGTCGCCATTAAATAGACTCCTCAATGATGATGCCATCAAACGATGCTGACATGGCATTCGCTTGGTTTTTGTTGCAAATTGCCCTGACTTCAACATCAGATTTTTCTGGGATCTTAATAGGCTGGGAAAACGGATAGATTATTTCGGATTCGGAAACATCAACCTTGACCGCTGTGCGGAATACTTCGCCTTCATTGCGCACCAAGAAGCGCACGGTCATAAATACACCACCAGAAGTGGCTGTTCCGTGAGCCGCTATACCTTTATTAACATAAAGACTCTTTCCTGCTGGCACAGTGTATACAGCCATCAATGTCTGGTTTTCTCCAGCACTTATTTGTGCATATGTTGTACCGCCGTTGGCGATTGCAATATTGCCTGCTGGTGCAGAAGATCCAGTTATGTAAGCTCTGAAAACACGCAAAAATGTTTGTGTGGTTGTGTATGTCCCAGACCCATCTAAAGTAAATGCCTCTGATACTTCGTTGTAATTTGCATCTAGACCAAAAATCAGGCCAGTAACGCCTGAATCTGTTGCCCCACTTGCACTTGTTGCAGTCATGGCAACAGCAGAGCTTGGATATGCGTATATACCACCAACATCCCAGATAGTTTCTTCTACGTTGATGATATTGCTGTTGTATCCGTATTTAAACAACGGAGTGTGCCAAGATATTTGGCCTCTAGCCACCTGAAGTTCAAATGGCTCAGTTTTACCAACTTTTGTTATTGATGAGATCTGAGCCATTTGGCTACTCCTTAATATTCTTTGATCACTCGCAGAACAAGTTGATAAGAATCACCAACAGCCCCCGCACCAGTAGTTGTGAACTTCACATCACCAGTTGGGTTTGTTCCATATGACAAAGTCGATGGAAGACCACCAAATTTGCTAAAGTCATGGTATCCAATATCGTCTTCGCCAATGTGCATCATAATGATGTCAGTGTCAGCATCTGCCAAAACTTCAACG